AATTTTTCAGACTCAATATCTGTTCTAATTTGTTTAGTAAGATCTTCTGTTCTTGATCCTAATTTAGATTCAAGTGAATTATAACTTGCTGCTAAATTTTCTAAATTAACTTTATTGTTATCGGCATCCCAAAATTTATCTTGTATATATTCTGGTTTACCTGCTTCAGTAGTTGTTTCTGTAGCGATTGGTGCTGCATTAGCATTATCATCTGCCATCTTGTTCTCCTTTTTTTTTTCGTGTTTTAATTATACCAACTAAAAATCTCATACCTTCAATATGAAATAATTGATTGCTAGTTACATTAGGCCCAGCAACTGCTTCAGTTGTAATTGATTGTAGGTAGTCTAATACCTTTTTACCTTCTTCACCTTTAAATACATTTGCAAAATGTTTATTTAAAATCTCCTCATCTTTAGTAGATCTTGAATAACCATCTATGCTTGTTGTAATTTTAGGTTTTTCTTTGTTTAGTGCATCCCATGTCATTCTACGTTCCTGGTGGAACTTCTCCTCCTTCTGGTGCTGATTGTTGTAGCTGAGTCATACGATCAGCTAATTGTTTTTGCTCATTCTCATCTCTAATAAGTTTTTCTGGTAGGTTCATTTTTTCTGCTAAATATTTTGCAGTTTCATTTTGATCTACAATTAAGTTAATCATTTGTGGGCCAAACGTACCTGCTATTATTTCATTGAACCTAGTTACATCTGCAACATCTTGTAAATGTTGAGCTTGTGCTAGAGGTGATCTTGGAGCTATTTTAACTTCCCTACCATTTACTTTAGGGATTTCTATTCTACCTTGTTTAGATAAAATTCTAATAATTCTTCTTAATAACGGATTAATTAATTCAGATTGTAGTCTTCCAAAAGAAGCACCTATCTGTCTTGATAGATCTGCCATTCTTTCAGAAACTTCTGTTGCTGTCATTGGAGTACCTTCTGGTCTTCCAAGAGCTTCCATGTATAAAGCTTTTTTAATATTAGTTCTCATGTCATTTAAAACCAACTGAGCAACATCAAAGTTAGATGCTGCTTGAATTGGTAACAAACCTTTAGAACCTGGAGCTACAGGAATTAAAGAACCTGGTACAAGGGAAATGTTATCAGGATTTATTACACCATCGTCTTCATAAGTATAAACACCACTTACTGACATTTGTGCATTTTGTAATATTAATTCTATAGTAAGGTTACAAGTTTTTATTGCACCCATTGCATTAAATACTGGCCCTCTACCATATACTTCTCCAGATGCTTTGTTCCATCTAAATACTAAATAAGGATTAGAACCATCACCAGAATATTCTTCTTCTAATAATATATGTTTAGGATTTTCCATAACAACACAGAATTTATATTTTTCTACATTGTCTTCATAAATTTTATAAATAGCTTCTATTATTTTAACTTCTTTTTTTTGTTTTAATGGATCAAAATTTTCTGGTAATTTAGCTCTAGGATATAAAATATTTATCTCATGTGCTTTACAAGTTCTTGTTCTATATACAGTATCAATTTTACCATCTGGGCCATTCATTAAACAAACTCTTGTTAATGGTACTGAAGTAAATTTAATTGGATTAACTGCATCACCTTCTTCTACAAGAAGTATTCCTGTACCAATAGCAAGATCCATAAATGCTTCATGTATCTCTTGGTTAAAGTTAGATGTTTGTAATACTTGAAATACATAATCTGTAATTTTATCTAGCTCTTGATTTATTCCTGGTTTTTTTTCTGGTGGTATTTCAGAACCAGCTTGAAAGTCTGCCCATCTAGCAAACGTAGGTGTGATACCTGCTTGTAGTCTTGATGCAAATTCTTGTACTCCAACTACTGCAGTTTCGTCAAAAATTTTATCATTTCTTTTTTGTCCTGGTGACTCATCATAAAAAGATTCTCTATTAGGCAAACAATACTCATAAGCTTCTTCAAACTTATCTTTCCAATAATCTTTAACACCTTGAGCTTCTTTATACTTTTTAAGTATTTCTGTAGCTTTATCTGCTGTGCCTTGATCTAAAGTTTCTTGAGTTTCTATGTATGCCATTATTTATTTTTTTTATTTTTTTTCTTTTGATTAGCTTCTTTAACATCCATCATTGCTTTTTCACTTGCACCTGGGCCATAGATATAATCTATTTGTGCATCTGTTGAAGGATATAAAGGATCTTTTTTTTTACCTTCTTTTATTTTTTTTTCCATCCATGCTTTTGTGTGCCATGTTTCGTGTGCCATATTTATCTCCTATTTAGCTGGATCAAAGTAACCACGACCACCTGCATTACCAAACATTGATCTAGCTCCTTTTAATCCTTTTACTTTTTTATAATCTTCTTCTTTTTCTTCTTCTGTTTTTTGATCTTTTTTTGTTTCTTCTTCTGATTCAGTTTCAATTTGTTTTTCTGTTTTTCTTACTTGATTTTGACCATCTCCACCTTTGTTATATCCTGGATTGTCATTACCATAAGCATCTGTTTTATTGGACAATCTTCCTTCTATATAACTACTATAAATTTCATTTTGTTTATCTACTGATAAAGATCTAAATTCAGCTTGAGTATAACCAATATTTTTTTTAGCTCTTTTAGATGTTAAAACTTTATTAGAAAAAAATTCTCTAGTTTTAACTGAACCTTTATTTAATAAATCTTTACCTGCGTTAAGTCCAAGATTTAAAAGCATAAATGGAGTCTTAATTGTTCCTTCAATTTTTCCAGAATTTTTAAATTGTTCTGCTTTATAATTTTCTACAGATTTTTTTACTCCATAATCTATGCCTTGAGATTTTCCATCTTTAAAAACTTCATACGTTGATCCTGTTTTTTTACCTGCCATTTGTTTTTGATAGTAAGTAGAATCAGAATCTGATTTATTATTTCCACCATCATTACTCATTAATTTAATTCCTCATTATCTTGGAAGTCATCTTCTTCAAATTCATCTATATCTTTAGGAAACATAATATCTTCTAGATCTTCCATTAATGATTGTTCTTCTGAATGGATCTCTGCAATTCTATCTAAAATTTGTCTAGCTGTTTTTTTTGCCATGATTTTCCCTTTTTTCCCAAAATGGCTTATATCCAGCTTTTAGCAACGCACAATAAAGCTGATATGGTGTAATAATCCACCATCTATAAAATCCAATTAACCTCATAACAAATGATACGCAGGACAATTCTTTAATTCTCATTAAATGCCAATCATTTTTTTTAGGACATATAAGTATTTTAAAATCATAAAGTTTAGCAAATAGTTCTTCAGCAGCTATTGGACTAAGTATAGTTGTTTCAATACCTGCATGGTTAAACTCCATGTGTATCCAATGTTTAACATTAGTATCGTAATGTAATGCACCACAATGACTAAATCCTGGCTTTGGTTTCCACCACCAAGTCCATTTAGCATACCTTACAGTTCGTGCATTATGGAAATAGATTAACCATTCCTTTTGAACAGATCCCATACTTTCCTTGTTTTCTTTTTTTGTCCTGCAAAAACATCCCATTCTTTTTTAGCAATAACAGTTTTCTGTGTTTGCTTTCCAGATAGAATAGTTCGACCTTCACCTGCTCCCATCATTAAATATTGTAATGCATCGTGAACGTGGGAGTATCTATTCTTTAGTGGTTTTTCATCATAACGATCTCCAGAAGTTTGTAGTCGTCTGTAATGATAACCACCATTGAACCCTTTTTTTAAATTAATACATTTGGTATCCATTAAAAATCCTGCTTTACCATCAAGCAATCTTTGTAGTGCTGCATCTACAGCTTCTATTCTAAGAGCAACATCATTAGATGGTGCAGGTATAGCTTTTAATCCATAAGTCCTCATAATTTGAAAAGGTGTTCTTTCATCCGTCTGTGATCTAAAATCACCAGCAGGATCTCCATAGATCATCACTTCATAATGTTTGTAGTGTGTAGCTATTTCTTTTCTTAATAATTCAGAAAATCTCATAACACCCATATCGAAACATACAAGTTCGTTTAAGATATGCCATCTTCCAGTCGATAGTCTTTGAGCAAAGACAGCTGCAGGAGTTAAGCCAAAGTCAATTCCTATAAATATAGGTTGACCAAGGCTTAGTTGTAAATCTTGAGTTGCAACGTGCATCTCTTGTCTAAAGTTTGGATAAACAGGTTTACCTTCTTCAATAGTTCCTAGTTTGTTTAAAACATAAACATCTATCCATCCTTTTGTTTTACCTCTAATAATATTAGGATAATATTTTGGAGTTAGGTTTTTTTTATTTTCTGCTTTTTCATTTGGATCATATGCAGTTGTAAATCCATCTTTATCTTTCTTCTCAATTAATGCAGGGGGCTGAGTATAGAAAGACCAGTTATCAGGTTTAATTAACATTAAAGCTTCATCACGAGATATGTGATCTGGTACTGGTACATCACCTGCCATTATGGGCCACCAATGATCTTCTTCTGGTGCATTGGTATCGGCTATTACTCCATACCAAGTTGCACCTCCATCTCTCATAGATGGAAATCTTCCAACCCTCATAGTACAAGCATCAATAATACTTTTAGGTATTTCTCTTGCTTCGTTAATCCATACACCTGTAAGCTCTAAAGATAATAATTTCTTAACATCTTCTGGTCTATCAAGTGCTAAGAATATAACTTCTAGTTCTACTTCACCTTTGTTTATTCTATGTGTGTAAGGTACTGACCATGCAAAGTTTCCCCAAGTATCTTCGGGGAACCAATCTACCCATGTTTTAATTGTAGTTGTTTTTAATTGTGGGTTAGTATTTCTTATTACTGCCCATCTAGATTTTCTTTTACCTTCTTTGTTTTTTTCTTGTAGCAATGCTCGTCTAAAAATTTCTATACAACAAGCTACTGATTTACCAGATCCAACAGGCCCACGCATTCCTCTAAAGAAGTCATCTGACTTCATAAAGGTTTTAAGTGTATCGCCTTCTGGTTTGTATTTAAAGTTAATCGACATTTACACCAACATTAGCTTTCAACAGGTTATAAATAGTTTCTTCACCAAAAGCTTCGACAAGCTTATCGGCTTCATAATCTGTTATCATGTGTGTTGGGTAATTTTTTAAATGTACTTTCTTAACAATAGTTCTTAATCTTTTACGATCTTTTAAACTTAGATTATTGAGGAACGACATTTTAATTGCTCAACCCTTTCCAATACTATTTTTAGTATTTCTTCTTCTTTACCAAACTTTTCTTCAAATGCCTTCTTAGCCATGTGTATAGAGAAGTTTCCTTGATGATGGTCGTGGCATAACGGAATAACGTGGAAGTGGCTTGTACGTCTTCCTATGCCAGTTCCAGGTGGTCTTATATGGTGTAGGTTGGCTGGGCG